ATGCTACTACTCGTGGTAACATTGGAGGAATTGACGGTATCGTTGTACCTGCTGGTTCTGTTACAGTTTATGACCAAGTTCTTGGAGAGAACGCTAAGAGACCTTTCTTACATGTAAGATATAGAGTTTCTCCTACTGAAGACAGAAAATACAAGTCTTGGGTAGTTGGTTCTGCTGGAGGAGCTGCAACAAGCGGTGACGACAAAATGGAAGTTCACTTCTTATCAGAGCGTGCTCTGTGTACGATGGGAGCTAACAACTTCTTATTAATGAAGTAATAATAAATGGGGAGGGGTTTTCTCCTCCCCTTTTTTTTAATTTAATCTAATACATAATATAATGGCAACAAAAACTGCAAAAAATGCGTTTGGATATAACTCTATACTACCAAACTTAGAACAAAAAGAAAGAGTATTTATTTTAAAAGGAAATAAATCACCAATACGGCTTATGATAGCTGTAAAACACACTTCAAGAAAACCTTTAACATATTTTGACGGAAACCTAAATAGAGCACTAAGGTATGCTACAAACCAACTTAGTCCATTCCAGGACGAGCAAGACGGTGTAGCTACTATGGAGCCTATTGTTTTTGAAAATGGAACTTTAATTGTTCCTGATTTCAATGTTAATCTTCAAAAGTTTTTATTCATTCACCCCGAATATAATAAAACTTTTTTTGAATTAGACAAGGAGGCAAATGCGTCAAAAGAAGTTGAGGAAATGTATACAACATTAGACTCTCAAATAGCTGCTAAAAATTTAGATATAAATGACTTAGAAGCAATAGCTAGAGTTTGCTTATCATCATCAGCTTCAAATCTAACATCATCAGAATTGAGAAGAGATATGATATTGTATGCAAAGAAAAACCCTACTGAATTCATGAGTTTAGTTAATGATGAGAATCTTAAACTAAGAAATATAGCTGCAAAAGCTGTTGAAATGGGTATTCTTCACATTAAATCAGACAACAGAACAGTTGTTTGGAATAAAGATAGAAAAAAGAAAGTAATTATGGCTCCATTTGGAGAAAACGTATATAGTGCTTTAGGTATGTATTTTAAGACAGACGAAGGACTTGATGTTTTACAAAAGATTACTAACAGTCTATAATTAGATTGTATGCATCGTGAAGGGAGAGAGGTTGCAAATTGCGACCTCTTTTTTTGTACTTTTGTAAAAAATATATCCTATGATTAATAGTGTAAGGAATACTGTTATGTTTTTGCTAAATAAAGATAACAGAGGATATGTATCTCCTTCAGAGTTTGATTTTTTTGCAAAACAAGCACAGCTTGAAATATTTGAATCTTATTTTACAGAGTATTCAAAGGCTGTTTTTATGCAAAACAATAGAAGAAAAGCAGCAAACTACGGGGATACAGTTCAGCACATACAAAACAAAATTGATAAGTTTTATTCAAACGCAAACTTAGCATATCGTGATGTGGGACTTGCGAGTCCAAGCGTTGGTGAAGAGCAAGATTATTTTGACTTACCAACTGATTTATATAAATTAATTAACATCACTTATCAAGGTGGTTTTGGTTCTAGCACAACTATGGGTGGCGGCGCTGTAGTTCAACCTGTTAGACCACACAAGTTTGATATGATTGTGAACAGCAATATTACTCAGCCGACCGTTACATATCCAATCTATGTTCGTAGTGCTAATACCATATATGTAAGACCTTTGTCGATACAATCTAATATTCAGGCAAACTATATTCGAAGACCAGTCGACCCACACTGGGGTTATAACACTATTAACTCGGACCCTGTTTACAATGCAGATAGCTCAACAAATTTTGAAATATCAGGAGAAGATGAAACAGAATTAGTTGTGAAAATTTGCAAATATGCAGGATTAAGTATTAGAGAGGCTGATGTTGTACAAGTAACAGCGCAGCAAGAGCAAGTAGAATTTACAAAAGAAAACTCATAAAGCATGCCAGTTATAGGAAGACACATAGACCATAGAGAATATTATCAAAATGATGGCAACTTGCCATTAAGTGAAAACTGGGGTACATATCAGTATTTACTCTTATCTGATATAATAAATAATTTTATGCTGTCTTATGTAGGCGACAATAAGGTTATAAATAAGATAGATAGAAATGAAGTTGTATTTCATGCAAAAAGAGGTTTACAAGAAATTCATTATGATGCATTAAGAGAGGTAAAAGGTTTTGAGGCTGAATTGCCAGATAACCTAAAAATGCATCTACCACACGACTTTGTTAGTTGTGTTAAGGTTTCATATGTTGGAGATGATGGTTTAACCCATCCTATTGTGACTAATTATAACACAGCAACTCCTACAAGTTATCTTCAAGACAACACTGCTCAGAAAAACATACTTTTAGACAATAATGATGATGCTCTTACAGGTACTCCTGTAATTGAGACAAACTGGGCAAACCAGCCTGGTGATGCTAAAAAAATGCCTTCTAGAAATCTACTAGGTCAAAATTTTGGTATGGACACAGCTTCAAAAAATAATAATGGAAGCTATGTTCTTGATAAAAACCAAGGTTTAATTCTTTTTAGTTCTGATTTAACTGGTAAGAATATTTTGATAGAATACGTTTCAGACGGTATGTATGGCTTGGCTGATAATGAAATAAAAGTTCATAAACTTGCTGAAACCTTTATGTATGATTATATCGTTTCAAATATACTGAAACAAAAATTTGGTGTTCAAGAGTTTATTGTAAGAAGAGCTCAAAAACAAGCTTTAGCTTCATTAAGAAACACAAAAATTAGACTCAATTCTATTAAATTAAACGAACTAACTCAGATATTAAGAGGAAGAGATAAGTGGATAAAGTAGTATGAAAATACAGAATTTTTTTAATACAGGTAAAATGAACAAAGACGTCGATGAACGTCTTGTTAAAAGTGGAGAGTTTCTAGACGCTAGAAATATCAGAGTACTCAATACCGCTTCTAGTGATGCTGGGGCTATTGAAAATGAAAGGGGAAATGTTCAGCTAACAAACATACCTGTAGCACAAAACCCAAAGTGTATTGGTTCTGTATCAGACGAGGCAGAAGAAAAAATATATTGGGCAGTAGTAAACAATGTTGGATATTCTTACATATTTGAGTATGATGCGATAAACGACATAACATCAACTGTTTTGGCTGATGAGAGAACAGGTGATAGTCAGGTTTTAAATTTTGATTCAAATTATAAAATTACAGGATTTAATGTTGTTTATAATGCATCAAAAAAATCAAAACTTTTATTATTTACTGATGGGTTAAACCCACCAAGAATGGTTGATATAAAAAGAGCTAAGGGTTATGGTATAAGTAATTTTATAGAAGATGATATTTCTTTATATAAAAAACCCCCAAGACAAGCTCCTGTTGTAAAACCTTTTAATAGTTTGAATTCAACAGAAAACGCTGTGAAAGAGCAATTTTTTGCTTTTGGATATAGATATAGATACCTAGATGGTGGTTATTCTGCACCATCTTCTTTTTCCTACTTTCAGTTCACTCCAAAAAACTTTCAAATTGATTTTACGTCCATGGAAAACAAAGGCATGGATAATATATTTAATGGTTATAAAGTAACTTATAATAGTGGGGATAAAAGAGTTACAGATGTTCAGCTTTTGTTTAAATACTCTACGGATAGTTCAATATTTATTATTGATAGTATTAACAAAAAAGAGAGCTCTATACTAGATGACACTAATGAGACATATGAGTTTACTAATAAAAAAATATTTAAAACACTCCCAAAAGATGAGGTTTTTAGAATATTTGACAATGTTCCTTTAACCGCAAAAGCACAAGACTTTATTAACGATAGAATTGTTTTTGCAAACACCACAAGTCAATACGACGTGGTTGAAACTGAGGGTTCAAACGATAAAATAAAAATATCATACGATGTTTCTTTAGATTCTGTGTCACAGGAAGGAGATGAGCTTGTTGGAACATTATCCGCCAGCGACACAAAAATAACCTTTGATTTATCAGGTGTTGATTTATTACAAGATAAAACAATAACATTTATTTTAAAATTGGAATCTGCAGAAGCTGGAACAGCGCCTGATGATTATTTTAATGGCTCTGCTCTTATCGAGTCCGCCTTTGTTATAGGTCAGGATTATGCAAATGTTACTGAACTAGTAGCGTCATCGGAGTTTATAGACTGTATAGCGTCAATGACTGGTATTTTTCAAAGTGTTGTTATAACCACACCTCCACCAAACCCATTAAATCTTGTTTATGGTTCAGTTACTTTAGATTCATCAACATCAACAACTTTTACCTTACTGATGCCTGTTAATGTTCACACAACAGACGATACACCAGCAGACGCAACAGATAATGATGACCCAGCTTTTCAGACAGATATAAACGAAGTATTTACACTTGAAGATGGTTCAAATCTTAGAATAAAAGATACAGTAAGTAATGTATCTTTAAAATCTAATAGAAGTTTTGAAGTTGGGCTTTGTTATTTAGATTCACATGGTAGGTATTCAAGTATACTGCTTCCAAAAGAATCTTTAGGTGAGTCTATAAGTGAGGTTTTTGTGCCAATAGCAAATTCTGTAAATATTAATAAACTAAGAATTAAACTTTTTAATAATCCTCCATATTGGGCTGATAGGTATAAATGGTTTGTAAAGGTAAACAAGGGACTTCATTATAATTTATATGCAACCATATTTTACGAAGACCAAATCTACAGATGGATACTTTTACAAGGAGCTAATTTAGGAAAATTAGAAGTTGGAAAAAACTTAATTGTAAAGGCTGATGATAACGGTCCGCTACAACAAGAAGTGAAAACAAAAATTCTTGAAATTACAACCAAAAACGCTACAGACGAGGTGGCTGCAGGTCAAGGGTGGATTAATGGAAATGCAGATAGTTCAGGTGACCCATTAGTGGAATTAGCAGGAACATTTGTAAAAATAAGACCCAATGGATTCACTTTAGATTTTAACCCAGATAACTTTATTAATTACTCATCAAGCAGGAGATTTGGTAGAGGTGGTGGGTCTGGTACTAATACAATCTGGATTCCAAAAGGAAGTAGTAGTGCTTTGGGCTTGTTAATATTGGGGAATTCTGGTCAATTAGATGAAGGTCTTCTTCAAAAAAAAACTAGCGCACCTGGAGTAAGCCCTATAGAGTGGTCTGATATTGCTATAACACCAGGGACTCAAATAAAATTGGAGTTGGTTTATAGTGAAAGTGATGGTAGTCCTAATTTTAATTATTTCAAAGAATGGACTTCTAATAATGAGTATGTAAGTACACCAACAAGAAACGCTCTTCAGTTATTTTTTGATAGCGAAACAAATTTCACAAAAACAGAAGACTATGCTATGA